TCTCAATTAAGAGAGGAGTTACTCGCTTCACCGCGTGTAATCAACACTCGTGGTTCTCTAACGCACCTAGGCGCAAGCCCAGCGAAAGCTAGCCACATGGATGAAGATCCATAAAACAACTCAAAGAGAAGTAAGACAATGAATACAGAAATAATATTAAACACAATCATCAATCGCGCCAGAGGCGTGCTCGACGTTATCAATAATTGGTTCGTCCGTATACCCTCTTACTCCAAAGCTTCAGACTATTGGTGGAATCACGTTAAGACTAACTACAATTCGCGCGGTGCACGTGGTTGCATAGCAAGAATAAAAGCTATAAGATCGCATACGGTAGCGTATTGGGCTGGTAAGCCCATTACGACATCGTTGATACCTTCGCTGGCTATTCGCAAGAATGGCCTACCGAAGGTCGGTCCTTTAACTGATATTATTGCAAATGCTACCATTTGGGAGAAAAGACTTATATTAGCAATGTTCTCGATTTCTCGAGCATTGCCAGTTAAGCCTTTAACTCCAAATCTGGACACGATAATCAAGCCATCCACTTCACAAGGTTTCGAAAACATAAAGAAAGAGGTAAGAAGAGTAATCGACTTCCTTGATCTGCGTATGGATTTCTCACCGAGACCAGATGCTGGTGCAGCACATGTTACTACGAAGTCAGGTCCTAACGGTATAGCATTATTATCAGCTGTCAGGGATGCTAAAGCACTCCCTTACAATCTGTATATGGCTATAGGTGTTGTAGGTGGTGAACATCTACACAGAGCTATGGCCCATGTATCTGATTTCGAACCGTCTGGTTTTGAAACTATATTCAGCAAGAAACCGAGAACTAAATCTCTGGTTTCTAAGCTAAGTATAGTATCTCAACCAGAAGGTAAGGACAGAATAATTGCTATACTCGATTATTGGTCTCAGTCATCCCTAAAACCACTTCACGATAGAATATTTTCTATTTTGAAGAAGATTCCGGGTGATTGTACTTTTAATCAAGGATCTCCACGTATGTACCTTAAAACAGGTCCTTACTACAGTCTCGATCTAACAGCAGCAACAGACAGATTCCCGGTTAAATTCCAGGAGTTCGTTCTGTCGATTGCTATAGATCCAGAATATAGTAAGGCTTGGCAGACGCTATGTATCGACCGTGAATTTTATGTACCATGGACTGATACTAAGATAAAATATCTCAGTGGTCAGCCGATGGGAGCATATAGCTCATGGGCGGTATTCGCACTGTGTCACCATATAATAGTACGAGTTGCTGCTATCAAAGCCGGTAAAGGCCCTGGTTTCAGTAACTACGCATTACTAGGTGATGACATAGTGATCGGAGGTAAAGATGTTGCTGAACAATACATCCAATTGATTAATCAGTTGGGTGTAGAGATAAACTTCAGCAAGACCCTTATATCCGACTCGTCTTTTGAGTTTGCTAAACGGATCTATATCGATGGGGAAGAGATCACCGGACTATCACTAAACTCATTTCTTTCATCAAATAGGTATTACCTTCTGATAAACGAGATAAGTTCAATGTTGTCTAGGTGGTCATTGAAACCATATGAAGCGGACCCGGGATTGGTGAAGGACCTCTTTTCAGGTCTTGGGTTGCCACAGAGACTGTGGTCCAAGGCTGTTAAGCTTCTATATCTCCCTCGTAAAGAGGATACTCAAGAGGAAAGACAAGAAAAGGCAAGTTTACTTGCTAATATTGTGTTTCCAAATGAGTTTAGCTGTAATTCTAGGTTTGGACAGCAGTGGGAATTACTCACTGCCGCCTTAGCCGAATGTAAAGCTAGAGTTATGGAAGACGGTCTTCTTGCAGCAAGAAGCAAAGCTAATGATATGATTAAAAGTATCACTAACAATGCCAAAAATTGCTACAAAGGCGTGGACTTCCAGACGGCACTGTACAATCTACCTGTAGTAGAGGTTTCAAGAAACCAATACAAACAGCTAGAGGAGGATATCATGAAGCTTCGAAATCCGAAAGAGGTAACTCCTGATAAATTAATATTTAATCAGGTAGTCTTCTTAGGGTTCGATGCTACACGACTCCTTACTACAAGATCGCACGAAATAATTTTATCGTCTAACGCAACGCTTATCAATAGATTGACGCTGTGGGGTAAGAAATATTCTGACCTAAGGAAGAAATTCCTTTATTCAGATATAGACGAGAACTCCCAACGAGCAATGGCGCGGGAATTATTCCGCACCAATGTCATCGGGGCAGTTATGCCAGGTTTCCCTATTCTTAGTGGTCACCGCAGTCCTCACGGACGCGTTAACCCTAGTCTAGATAATAACTAGCTACTTACTTTATTCCCTTCTATCAACGCATTTAGGTGATGAACCTAAATGTGGGGGGATTTATCCCCCGGGTGGATAGAAGGAGTACCTCCTTACCTTCGCAGGTA